TTGGGGGTCGGATATAGCAGCGGCACGCGTGCCAGATTCTGACCCCATACCCGTCGCCGCGTTCATTTTGTCCGTCGTGTTCTCCCGAAACGACGGTGGCAATCACCGCACAGCACCCTCAGATTCCACGGGTCATCCGACCCACCCAACGACCGCGGAACGATGTGGTCAACGGCCAACGGGATTCCGGTTCGGGCGCACATCGAACACACGGGGTTGCGCCGCCGCATCTCGCGGCTGATCTTCGTCCACTCCGCGCCGTATCCTGGGCGCTTTCGGGTGTCCGGAATCTGGTGCAATTCGCACCGTGAACCACGGCTCGGTGCGCCGCATTCCAAGCACGGACGCTTCGGATTCACCCCTTAGGCAGCGACGGGAGCGGGAGCATCGGGGCGATGATTGTGGCCAGGTGTTCAACCATGCGTTCGGTCGCGTCTGAATATTGCGGTTCGAACACGGCAAACGCCAATTTTCCCATCGGATCTTCAAGCGTGTCGACCATGCGGTCAACGCGGGATGTGATCAGGTGGATCAATTCGTGGGTCAAGACGAGCCGTTGCCGGACGGCGGGTTGCCGCCAGAAGTCATGAGCCAACCGCAGATCCGCGGTGTTGGCTTGGCTATGGGGTTCAATGTCTGCCCACGCGGTCACGTCTGCCGCGTCCCGCAACACGGTCACGACCCAGCCAGACAAGCCCAACACCCGCTGGGCATTGGTCATCCACGCATCAAGCGCAACCCACTTGTCAACCTTGGCCATTGAACCCCCTTTGTGTTGATGGACGCGTCGGGGAGTTGAACCCCGATTTCCCCGCCAATTGGCATCACGCCGCGGCGAGCGTCCACGCGCGCCCGATGGGAAGTCTAGCGCGCCCAATCCTTCCCGACAATCGGGGGGTTTCGGTGTGCGCGTGGGTGCAATTCCAATGGGGACACGGGGCGCAATGGGCATTGACCATCGGGGCATTGCTGGTCTTTGCCCTTGTCTGGCGCGGGCGCGCATTCACGGCACATCTTCGCCACAGCCCGCCGATATTCCCCGACCTCCGCCGATTGCGCGGGGTCGCGCTCGATGTTCAACGCCACCCCGTTCGGGGTTGATTTGGCGATGTCAATGACCCGATCCAAGATTTCAATGTCCAACGGCTTCACGCGAATCCGGCCAGCCATTCGTTCACGCAGCCACGACGCGGGCAGACCGAGCCGCTCGTGGGCATACGCGACACCTGCCAATGCCCGTGAATCACCTCGTGCGGTTCGCACCATTTGGGTGAAAATTTTTGATTGCGGAGATTGCAGATTCGCCCGCATTCGTTCAAGTCGGTCGTCTTTTGATTCCTGCACCATTGTCCCCCCTAGACGCGCAACGATACACGAAATGCAATCATCGCGTCGGGAGCACTTCAATCGTCACGCCAGTCACGCCCCGCCATAACGGGACACCCAGCGCGTCCCAGACGGCGGGAGCCAGATCAATCAATCGGTCATTGTCGGGGTTTTTGTCACCGCCGCGACATTCGCAGAAGTCAACGACCCAGACCACGACCGCGATGCCCGTCAATTTTGACGACACGATGACGCGATAGCGATTGCCCCATTTGTGCCGAACAATTTTCCGCAATGCCGGACCAGCCGCCCCATACATCACCAAGCCTTGCCTCGTGTACCACGCAGATTGTCCGTGTCGTTCCGCGTCGTAGTGCGTGGCAATGCCTCGGATGGTTGGGTTCGGATCAATCTGGACGATTGGGGTCGGGATTGGGGTCGGGATTGGCGTTGGGGCAATGACCGGATCTGGCGAGGTTGCCACCGCGCTTGATGCGATGATGACCGCCACCAACCAGATGACGGCCGAGCGCGTCAACGCCGTTCGACCTTTTGATGCACGATTGCGCGATCCATATTGTCCAATGCTCGCACAATCTCAATGGCAACGGCAAGCCCGTCCTGATACCCGCGAACATATTCGGGGGCAGATGCGAGCGCACGCTCTGCCAGCGTTCTCGCCTCGGTGAACGCCAACACCAGATCACGGCGGGTCAAGATTGAATCATTCCGTTTCTTCATTGCCCGTCCCGTTCGAGTACCACGCGCAGAAATCCTCAAAATCCAGCACGATGAGCGTCCGGCGGCGCATCCCCGCGCCAGGGGAATCACCAAGGATCACCGCGCGCAATTGGTCGCTCTTGGCGTTGATGGATCGCAACCACCCGTCAATGCGTTCGGGATATGATCCACCGACCTTCGTTTGCGCGGCCAGCCACGGGGATTCCACATCGGTTTTGGAACCGTACATCCCCACTCGTTTTGCATCGCCACCCAAACGGGCAGCAACTTCTCGTTCAAATGCATTCCCTCGGTTGCGAGCGCGTCGCCCGCGGGTTCGCTTGATCTGCATTTCCTCCGTGTTGATCTGCTCGCCCGTCGCGATGTCTTTGAACCGTCCCATCACTTCACCCCCGTGCATTTTCGGTGTTGCCATGTCATCGCCATTCTGCGACCGCCATCCGTGAAGTTGATCCATCGAACGCGCCACCCGTCTGCGCCGGACGGGATTGGTTGGCCGCAATGGAAGCACGGGACGGCGTGCCACACGGGTGCGCGCTTCGTTCCGCCCTGCTGCTTTGCTTTGCTCATTCACCCGTCCTTTCTGGGTCAATCAACGATGCGCCAACGATACGCTATCCCGTGATTCATTTCCATCGGCTCCGCATTGGCAACGGGCTGGATTGCCCCCGTCAAGATCAGCAATTGGGCGATTTCCGTGTTTTCGCTCCAATTCCGCAAATAGAATTCGTCCGGCGGGAGCGTTTCCCCCTCGAAATTGGCAGACATCCGAGCCAACGGCTCGTGGGTTTCGGCGTTCCGCGCCAGCACCGCCAGACCGCCCGTCGCGTAGTTTGTCCGAACGAATTCGACCCGCGTTTCATCCATGTCAAACGCGAATTGCAACACCCCAGACGCGAACACCGTTGATTCCGTCATTTCGTCCCCCGTTCTTTCTTCGCCCACCCCTTGCCCTTGTAAACGATGGAGGGTGCGGAGATGACGCGCACCATCCAAGGGCCACACTTTTCACACCGTGGCGTTTGCGTGGTTGCCCACGGCGAATTGATTGATTGCATTCGTTCTTCCAACACCCCACAAATCGGACATTGGAACTGATAAACCGGCATCGTCATTCCCCCCTCAAAACCAGACCACGGGACACGCCATTTGCTCGTTGGATTTTGCCGTCCTTCACCAGATCTTCCAACGCCCGTTGAATGGTTGAATGGCCAACCCCCAGGATCGCCGCCAAATCCCGAACCGTTGGTGAATACCCGTTCGCCTTCACGAACCCACGGATTGCGTGCAGCACTTCTTCCCGTCGTGTCATTTGGTTCCCTCCATCTTCATGTCCGCCGTCCATTCGCCGTCCCAGACGGCCAACGCGATGGCGGCATAGTTCATCAAATCAATCAACGAATCCCGGAACACGGTTTCGGTTTCGTTGTCCATTTCGTCCAGCACGATTTTCCCCGCCAAAATGTCACCGAACAATTGCGCCCGTGCGCGTTCGACCTTGTTGGTCGCTTGTTCAATGACACCCCACACACCCGCGGTGAGGATGTTCGCCGGACCGTATGCCTTCTGGCGACCACGCAGAATCTGGAACGCCTCCGTGTAGTAGGGCTCCATCCGTTGTTCAAATGTCCGGTCGCTTGTGTTTGCTTTTCTCATTGCGCGCCCCTTTCCATCAATTCAACGATTGGCCGAATGTCCCGTTGCGGGACGCGGCGCGTCTGGGTTCGATAGTCGTCCCCCACGCTCCACGCGTCATCGGCGACCATCCACCCGATGACATCAACGATTGCGAACCCCGATTCCGGCAACGGGTATGCGATCACGATGGTTTTCCCGATCCCGACATCCTTTTGCCGAACCACCAACCCGTTGTCTGGTTCACGGATACGGCGCACCTCGATGGTGTCGCCCACATCTGGTTCGTCACGGTGAAAGTGGTGATCGGCCGCATCCCAAACCTTGGCGTGCCAGACCAAGCCAAGCAATCCAGCCACCGCCGCCTCCGCGCACGCCGATGCGAGCGATGCCGTTTCATCGTCTTGCATCAATGCGCGGTCGTAGTAGGGGCGATCTGGCGCGTTGGCATTCTGGGCGTTTCTGCCATTGGCAACGATTTTCGCCGTCGCCAATGTTGCCCCGTCCAAGAGCACCAACCGACCCCGTGCCGCGTATTCGGTCACGGTTTGGCCGCCTTCAATGCCCGTTGAACCACATCGCCCACCGATTCCGTCTTCCCGTTTGAGATAAATAGTTTCTTGTCAATGTCCTTGTCCTTGTCTATGTCTAGGGTGTGACCGTCACGATTTTTTGCGTGACGCGTCACGGCGATGTCACGCCCCGTCACGGTTTTCGTCACGGCAATGTCACGCCCGTCACGTTCGCGAACCCGCTTTTGACGGTCAGCCGCGGTCGGGTCGATCTGGTATCTCCGCCATCGAGCGGGGGCAATCCCGCCGTCTGGGTCAATGTTCAACAACCCTTTTTCGACCAATTCGGTGAAATGCTCCCCGACGGTCGGGGATACGACCGCCCGCAAATGGGGTTCCGAATCAAAATGTCCGGGCGGCGTTTGTTCCTTCGCGGCCAGAAGGATGGCCACCCACGCCCAACGCACCGCGTCGGACGATAGGGTGACCACCTTCGGATCACGGAGCGTTTTGACGGCAACCTTGATCCACGCCTCCGACATCAATAGCCCCCATCCGAATTGCGGCGTTCATTCGCCGCCTTCCATTCTGGGGATGGTTGCTGGTCGCACCAACCCCGCGGGGCATTGTCATCCTTGGATCCGCATGACCAGAATGAGTAGTCCTTGCCCGTCTTGGACGATGTTCCTTCACGGAGTTTCCACGGCTTCCGATGAACGGGACATGTGGAACCCGTGGTCGGATCTGCGTTTGCCAGAGACATCGCCGCCCGCAAGATTCGATCATCGTCCGATGGGATGACCACCGTTTCAACGGGCGCGTGTTCGCCAATGGTCACGGTCACGGGTGTCACGCCGTCCACCCGCTTGGCCATCACCTCGTCCGCGGATGCCACCCGCTTGGATGCCAGACCAGCCGCGACCAACGCCCGCCCGATGGCGGAAGTTTCGGCATTCTCCAATTCCGATCCGCGCGTGTATGGGGTCACCCCAGGAATTGACAATCCCGAATGACCGACCCCAGCCGGAACGACGGCATCCGCCGCACGGAATGCCTCCGCCCGAACGACCACCCGCTTGTCCGTCATCTCCACGATGGCGGTGGTCACCCGACCCGATGGGTGCTTTTCATAGAATTCGCGGAGCCGCTCCGCCACATCCACATAGTCCTTCAAATCAAACGCCATTTGAATCGCCTCCATTTCTGGCCGACCGAATTTCCGGCCGAACCCAACCCGATTTGATCCGTGCGATCAATGTGACCGCCCGTTGCGACGGCTTCACCGTCAGAAATGTCGCATTGCGTGCCATCGAATAATTCGGACGGGTCGCGAATTGATCCGCGGTCGGATCAACGATTGAACCATCCGAAAACCGCAACGCCCAATGTGGTTGCGCCTCGTGCTTCATATGGATCGGGGTGATCCCCGCCGCACGACCGCCCAAGACATGGAACACCGCTTCCGATGCGACATAGCAATGACCCGCGAATGGGTTTGCCGAACCCTTCCACGGTGCGCGCCGGAGATCGTCCGACAATGCCGCGCGCACATCATCCACCAATTTCACAACCCCAGGTCGCCACGCTTCCGATGTGGAATCCCCCGTCGCGACCCACGCCATCACTCCACCTCCGTTTCTTCTGCCGCCACAAGCAGCCCGATGGAACATCCATCGAATCCCACTTCTGGATTCGGTTTTCGCCATTCACACGACGCGCAAAATGATGTGGAAAACCCAACATCTTCTTGGCGTTTGGCCGCAATCACCGCCCGTGTCGTTTTGACGAATTCATCCGCGAGCAGCAAATGCCCAACATCTGCCGGTCCCACGAGCAACTGATAGCGCGGTTTAGCCGTTCGCGCGAAGGTCAAATAGCCGACATCTGGCAATTCGCCGCTCGTGTGAACCGACCAGAGCCACGCGTAGAATGACAATTCTGCCGAACGCAAATCCCGTTCCGATTTCGCCCGTGACGATGCTTTCAGATCCAAGATCAGCGTGCGCCCGTTCGGTCGGGTGTCACCGTTGATGATGAAATCGGGTGTTCCGATCAGATCACCAACCCGCAACGATTCGCCATCCAGACCTTGCAACATCGAACCGCGGAAATCCACCAATGGACGCGAATCCGGCACGGTGTCGTTCAGCACATCCGCGCGGAAGATCGCCACGGCGTTGCGGAGTTGCACCTCGAACACCTCCCAATTGATGTTCGGTTGATGCTTCCGACCCAACGCCGCCTTCAATCCTTCGGCCACGGCATCCGATTCACGCCACGGCAGACCTTCGCGGATGTGCCACGCGATGAATAAGATCGCCTCGTCCAACGCCGACCCGAACGCGACCCGTTCCGGGGCGATGAGCGGCAGACGCGACCCGTCCGCCGTGCGGATGTGTTCATTGAACCAACCTTTTCGGTTGCACAACGCCGTTGACGTGACCAGCGATTTGGAAATGCCAACCCGTTTTGGATCAATTGCTTTTGAAATCGTGGTCATTCGACCACCGCCCCGACGACCAGCGCGGTGATGATCACGAAGAACATCAGCCACACCGTCAGCGTTGCCCGTTCACCCGAATCGTGTTGGCGCGTTCGCCGGAAATCCGTGATCGTCACGGGATCGTTTCGCCGATCAAGTTTCATCGTTCGCCTCCTTCTGCCCAATATTTGGCATCAACCGCAACGATGCGGCGGCCAATCCATTCCGCCACGGGAGCGACAACGCCATTCCCGCAGCACCGATAGCGGTGACCGTCCAAACCGACGGGCAACATCGCATCGTTGTCCACCGTGTTCGGTTCCGCAACCACGAAATCCGACGAATCGCGCCCGATCCGCAAGGTTCGATGTGCGCCATCCCCGTGCAATTTCTGATTGAGCCCGTCATACGGCGAGCCGACCAGCACCGCCGGAGCGCCCGCATTGTGCGCGAACGATTGTGCTTGGTCTTCGGTGACATTGGCATTTGATCCGAACCGCGACGGGAATGAAAGCACGGGTTGTTCCGTGTATGCGATCTGGTCGCGCGCACGGCGTGCGTTCAGCGTCGGGTTGATCGCGTCTGGCGGGAAATCCCACAATTCAAAATTGCCCACGCGTCGAGAGTCGGTCATTTCCGTTTCTGGCCGAACAAACCCATCGTTGGTTTGCCCCAGGATTCCACGATTGTCCACCCGTCTGGCCACCCCATCAACCGTTCCGTTTCCACGGGTGTCAGTCGCCGAACCGACGGCGAGGTTTTGGGTTTCGTCCCCAGAAGGTCCACCGCTTCCTTTTGACCATTTTGCGGTGACGGTTGCGGCGATGTCGTTTCCAGAGTTTCCAACGCCAGCCGCAACGATTCTGGAAGCGTCTTGCCGCGCCGATCCGCCCGCCGCAATATGCCCGCAGCCGCCTTCGCACTCAACGAGAACCTCCGCGGCGCGTTGGGCTCCAACACCATTGAAAGCGTCGTCACGGTTGCAGACGATGAAGACGCGCCTTCGTCGTTGTGCAACACCGAAATGGCGAGCGTCAACGGTGCGCCACGCCACGCCATACCCGAGTTGGGCAATCTCCCCAATGAGCCGTCGGAAATCTGCACCATTGTTGGATGTGAAAAGTCCCGTGACATTTTCCAGCACGAGCCACCGAGGTCGACCTCGTTCAACAAGGTCAAGGAATGTGAATGCGAGGGATGACCGTGATCCGCCGAACCCAGCGCGTTTTCCAGCGACGCTGAGGTCTTGGCACGGGAATCCGCCAGACCAGATTTCTGCATGTGGAATGTCCTCCCAATTGATTGCCGTGATGTCGCCAAGGTTTGGCGTTTCCGGCCAATGCCGTTTCAAGACCGCGGACGCGTATGGATCAATCTCGGAATGCGACACGGTGCGGATTCCCGCCCGTTCAAACCCGATGTCCAATCCACCCGCGCCCGAAAAAAACGATGCGTGTCGCAATGTCATCGCCCCACCTCCACGAACCAATCCGCATTCGGGCGGTGTTGCGGCAGAAAATACGAGTGGCACGGGGCGCGCAACACATCGCCACACCCGATTTCGCCACGGATGCGGTCATATTCCTTCGCCCAGCGGTCGCCGGAAATCGGTTCGTCCAGACGAACGACGAGGTGGAACCGTGGATTTTCTGGCGTGTGGGAGTGCGTGGAATACGCCACCCAATCACGCCCCGCGACGCGCTCCTTCGCCACCTCGAACGCCGTGCCGCCATCCACATCAACGACCATCGCGTTGACCGTGATGACCGCCGCATTGCATCGCTTCCCGCCATCGGCAAGGGTCACGGGCGACCACATTGGCGCGCGTTCCTTGTCTGCGTTTTCGCGGTGCGTGGAAAGCAAATCAACCAGCGATCCCCAGGATTCCACGCGACGGTCGGGGACGGTTTTGAATAGCGACGGGTATGTCACGGCGATCATTGCATTGCCCCCATCGCAAGCAGCAACACCATCGCCGCGATGAATGTCACCAACGCCAACGCGTCCAAAATCATTGTTCGAATCTCATTCATTGCCGTCCTCCGTTTCTTTTTCCGTGATGCGTTCCCACGCATAGCACGGTTTTAGTTCGCCGGAATTGATCTTTTCGCGATGTTGGCCGCACACGGAGCATTCACCGTGTTCGTCTGCATCGCCCCAATCCATCAATGGTTCTTGTCGCATTCCAACACCTCCATCGCAATGTGACGGGCGATCTGGCGCGGGGTCGGCTTCCGCCGCCCCGCCCCAAACACCCGAATTCCATTCCCGTCATTGAAGCAGACGATCCACTTCCCCGACGGAGTAAGCCCAACCGCAATGTTGGGCGCGTATTCGTCGGTCATTGAACATTCGTTCAACAACCCGACCACCTCATCGGGCAGATCGGCCAGATGCGGCAAATAGATCAATTCACGCATGAGGAACCGCCGCGCAAAACGCGCATTCGCCGTCGCCATTCGGTTCGTCCTCAAAGCGCAATTCCGGGGAATAGATGGGTTCAACGGATGCGGGGATTTTCAAATCCTCGACCGCCGCGAAGTCCACCTCGTAGACACACCATTGGTGAACACGGTCGCATTCGGTGACCCGAATGACCCGACCGAATTGCAGCCGATCCAACGGTTCGCCGTTGTCGTCGGTGACATTGCGCGACACGATTGCTCCCGTGGGGAAATGGTCATTGGTGTTCATCACGCCCCCTTTTTGGTTGGTTCGTCTGCGACCTCCACGACCACGGACGAAATGATTTCATAATCGGATGCACCGTCTGCACCCAGACCCGAAAGCGATTCCCCTTCGCACGCGCCCGCGAACGCTTCTTGGATGGCTTCCGCCATCTCGTCACGGGATGCAAATTTGCCTTCGGTGCGTTCCAATTCAACCTCAATGATGACCGTGAATCGGTGCGCCATTATCGTGCCGCCTTGATTGCCGAAATCACAAGGTCGGCTTCGGGCAACATATAACGCTTCCCGTCCGTGACCCGTTGGGCAATGATCGGCGTTTTGGCGGAGTTTTTTGCCCCGACCAAAATCCATCGTTGACCCATATAGGTGAATTCGCAACCCAGATCATCCGCCGTCAAGCCATGTGCCGCGCCGATGAGCGGGAACAAGATCGCTTCGCGTGATGCCAGATTGATTCCGTTGCGACCCGTTTCATTGGCGTATGCCGTGACCTTGAATTCAAATCGGTCGCCGTAGCCCGTGGAAATTTTCCCGCGAACCAAACCGTGCTTCGCCAAGATCGAATCCACGGCGGTTTTGATTTCGCCGGAAATCTCCCGTGACAACGCGTCCGTGATTTTGGATTGATCCACCGTTTTGGCCGTCCGTGCCATCGTGTACCTCCAATGCTTTGTTCACGGGGAAGTCCCCCGTCTGCCCCAATGGTACGCCCGTCCCATAAGGGATGCAAGGGGTGTTCCAGATTGGGGGGTCGGTCGGGCGGAGCGGGGTCGCCCCCGTGACCCGATGCTGACAAAATCACCGATGCTTGGAGTAACCGCCGAAAACGGCAGTTACTCACCGCCGATGGCAGATGCTCGAAGTAACCCCCGAAAACGGCAGTTGCTCATCCCGTGACGAGTTTGACCGCCACCCCCATTTCCGGCCGCACCCCTTGCGCTTGACAAAACCCGATGCCAGCCCAGCCCGTCTGAAACGGCTGCCAGAGCAGCGACCCCCCGTGATCGGGGTGAATACGGTCGGGAAACGCTAAACGCTAGGCTCCGAGCGGCTCACGCTAAATGCCCGCATTTGCCCTTTTGCGGGCTTCTGGGGCGCGTTTATTGGTGGGGTGGGGTGATATGACCCCACGGGGAAAACGCCCCGCAGCGCGAGGTTGCAGATTTTGGGGTTTGGTTGCCGCCAAGGGGAGGCACCTTGGCGGCAGATTCCGAAGTTTACTTGGTCGGATCTTCCAAACGGATGAGGTACTCCGCAGACAATCCCGATGGCGTTTGGAACAACAACCATTGCGCTGGTTCGCCGGACGCGGCAACCCATTCTTGCGCGTAGGTATTCGAGGATTCAATGGAACCGCAACCGAATGCGGTGATCCGTCCATCCGCGGCAACGACCCGAACGGGCGTGTGCCAATGGCCGAAGGCTGCATAGTCGGGTTTCCCGCCATCCAATGCCAACGCCCATCCCGACAAACGCTTGGCGAGCGAATACCACGGGAACCCGAACGACCCACCCTTCAATTGCTCGCCATGGAACAACAGCCATTTGCGACCAAGGACATTCACATATTCGTGCCAATGGCGTTCGCCCTTGGTGAAGGTTTCTTTCCATTTGATTCGCGGCTCGTTCGCCACGATCATTGATGCCGTCCGGTATGCGATGGCATCGGCATTGCTTTCAGGTCGAACGGAACCGAACCGCCCCATTCGCCCATGATTGCCGATGACACCAACGACATTGACCGTTTCAAATTCTGCGGCCAGCGTTCGCACCAACCCCGCGAGCATTTCTGCCGTCTGGAAGATTTGCGAATACAATCCGCCATCAATCAAATGCGCTTGCCCAGGGAAGATGTCTTCGCCTTCGACCAGATCTCCCAACAAAAAAATGTGCAATTCGCGAACGGGATGATCCGCTCGTTGGATCGCCACCAACTTCTGAACCTTCTTCGCCAATGCCTTGACGCGTTCGGCGGCAACATCCGACGAATATGTCGGGGTCACTTTCCCCACTTGCCAATCGGCGAGCATCAAGATTGCCGCCTCTGGCGCGAGTTTTCGCTTGTCTGGTTTCGGTGTTGGGACGGGCGTGATGTTCATTCCCATCGCGGCATCTTTCGCCGCTTGATAGACGGCTTCCACCAATTCGTCTTGCGACCGTTTGGATTTTTCTAATTGGCGCAGCACGCGCGTGTGCGCGGATTTCAAATCTGACAATTGATCAACCAATTTCGCGTCTTCCAACGCGTCATCAAACTTGGTCATTTCGCCTCCCGTGAACATAGGCAATCACCGCGGCGGTGACGCTCAATGGATGCGCGATGGATCTGCGCGTCATACGCGGATTCGATCGCAATGACCAACGCTTTCCCGGTCGGTCGGTTTTCGGTCGTGTCGGAAATTGCCGATTCCAATGCCGCCCGTTCAGACGGTTCCAACAGTTCAAGCAATCGTTTCACCGCGCACGCCGGACCTTTCCGTCGGGGCGCAATTGCGGCCAACGCCGTTGCGAGTTTTGACATCCGTTCCACCTCCAATTGTGCGACGGGCTACGCGTCGCTCCCGTGACAATACCTCAACACGGGGTGCGCGTCTACTTGGACGCGGCGATGCGCTCCCGATAGACGGCGGCTTCAATGGCGGTCAGAATCTGGGCTTCATCAAGGACGATCCCACGCTTGGCGCATTCAGACCGGACGAGCGCGAGCGCGGCGGCGCGCTTTTCTTCGCCCGCCTTGCCGCGGAGCGTCATCTCGACCCCCGCCACGACTGACGCGGCGATCTGCTCAACCATCGTGAAATGCTCGGCGGATACCCGTGCGCGAAGGTATCCGACGGCGGCACGGGCGAGATATCCCAGACCGCCGATGACCACGGGGACAAGCGCAACGATGACCGCCGTTGCAAGTTCGGACGCGAATGGATCGAATGTCATGTCAGCCGACCTTTCTGGCCGCAATCACGACCATTGCGGGGGGCGTGGGGAATCCCGCGTCACCCTTTGAGTCACGAAGTGTTTTGACTTCGGCGGGTGTTGGTCGCCGTCCAGGATTTCCTTCTTTCATTGTTGGGCAAGCGTACATCCACCCTTGCGCGTCATATGCCAACACGACCCAATGCCCGTATGTTGCGAGCGGCTGCTTCTTCCAGTAGGTGCGCTGCCACGCAGACCGAAGGTGATCCGCCACCGACCGTTGAGATGCTTGGATGTTCAGAATCAACACATCGCCAGATTTCACCGAATTCGATGCATCACTCCAATCGTAAACGATGCGAGATTTCAGACCGAGAACCTTGGCCGCATCGCGAACCTCGCGCGCGCTCGTTCCCTCTGCACCCGTTGGGGTGTCGTGCCGCCCCGCTTGTTCGCACGCTTTATGCGCTTGCTTGGTCGTGGTGTTCAATCCGAGATGGGTCGCCGCCGTTGCCAACGATGCCGGTCCACAGTCGTCCATCGCTTTGACACCTAGCCGTTCCGCAAGCCCCAATTGCGACCGAACGACGATCATCATTTGCCTTGTCCGGCAAACCACGCCGTCAATCCACCCAGACCAGAAACGCCCAAAAGAGCAACGACGAATTTGGCGAGCCGATACGCTCCGCGGGTTTCGGCCAACTCCAATTTGATCGTGCCGAGGTCGCGCTCGATGCGATCCAGACGCGCGAGAATCTCCGCATTATTCGAGGACTGCGATGCCATCTGGCGTTCCTTCCGTTATCGTCATCTCCTCGGACGTGCCTTCAATGATTTCGGGCTGCGGCGGAGGAGGCGGCGAGAAAAATCCTGCGGCCACATCGTACCTCCCCCCCGAATAGATCGCGATTGAGTCATCCGCAACGGTGACGACGCGATCCGCACCGAATAAAATTGCATAGTCGTGAAGGAATGCGGCTATCTGCTCGTCATTGAGAACGCCAACAATCGTATTGACGACGACGCTATCCGAAGAAAGGAAAACATACCTCATGCGATATACGTAATGAACACGGCTCCGGATGTTCCGGTGCCACCCGCGCCAGAAAAAACCGTTCCTTTCGAATCGCGATACTGAACCGAACCCCCCGCGCCCGTTGAACTTGCGCCATAAATCAGAATTGAGGCTCCTCCTCCTCCGCCCGCGCCCGCTCCTGCTCCTGCGTTTCCACCCGCACCCGCGGTGCCCGACCACGTAACGGATGCTCCGTAAACTTGGAGTTTCGCTCCACCTCCGCCTCCACCGCCACCGCCGACTCCTGCGTTTCGGAAAGTGATATCGGGGCTAATCCCGAGCGTCGGCGCACCTCCGCCACCGCCGCCGCCGTATCCGACGGAACCTGCGGTTCCGCCCGTTCCCGCGATTGAGTTTTCATTGATTCCGGTTCCTCCCGAAATCGTTCCCGCGGCTCCATTTGCGCCCGCGGCGTTTATTGATGTCGTGTAAGGGACTTGCGAATATACGTTGACGTTCCCCTGACCCGCCAACCCGTTATTATTGCGCCCGTCCCCACCCTGACCGCCACTGACTTGCGCGAACGGAGTTCCGGGATAAAGGGGAGTCGTCGCAGATCCTAACGCGGTTCCGCCGTCAGATCCACGACCTCCGCCCTGCCCGCCCGTAACCGTGAGGAACGTTCCGAAAGTCGTCGTTCCGCCACTTGCCGCGCTTCCCCCGATAACGGTCGCCTGAGTGTAAGAGTTCGTCCCCTTCGAGGTTGATGTTCCATTCCCGCCCGCGCCACCCGCGCCGATTCCAACTGAGACGGTCGCGACTCCCGAGACTTTGACGTCGCGCAGGATCGCCCACCTTCCGCCCGCGCCGCCGCGACCGCCGCGCACTTCGGTTAGTCCGGTATGAGTGCCCGTTAGCCCCATCGCGGCGTCTCCCCCGCCTCCACCGCCACCCGCTCCAACGGCGACGACGGCGACGAGATAATCAACTCCCGTTGGGCGAGTCCATGTGCCGCTACTCGTGAAAGTGTCGGTGATAAGAAACGACTGACTGCCTCCTGCGCCTTGCGATGTCTGCAACAAGATGGTGTCAATGTCAAACGCAATGCCGCTCGTGACATTGGCCGTTGCGGTCATCGTGAAAGTCAAGTCAACATAAGCCGCCGATACGCCCACGATTGCGGTTCCGGCGGTGGTAAAGCCAACGATGCTGCTCACCGTGCCATTGTCAAAAACCGTGCCGATTGCGTTCGTGCTGATCTGCGTGCCTGTGTGGTCGTAGTAAGTCGCATCCAATTTCAAATTGACTTGCGTTGTTCCCGCGTAAGTTCCAACTTTCGCAAGCGTGGCGATTGCTTTTTGTCGAAGCGCAAGGTTGTCGTCCGAAATCACCGCCGAGCGTGTGGTGATTGCGAGCGTGTCACCGCTCAACGCAGTTCCGGGCGACATTCGGAGGGAATAAGTGTTCCCGGTTTCGTCATAAACAATTTTGGCCGTCATTTCTCCATCGGAATTGTCAATCGGTGATGACCAATAAGGCAATGGGTTTTCATTTGAAATTGGGTTCGCAATGTCAAACGGCAGAATGTTGAATGTGCCGTTTGGGATTGAAAAAAGCGTTTGGGCAAGCGCGGCCGGACCTAGCGGAATTGACCCAAATTCATTGTCTGCGGAAACGATTGGATTTCCCGAAGAGTCAAACACCCCACCGCTAGTCGTTGAAGCGAACCCACCGTCTGCGCCGAACCTCGTTGGCATTTGCTAACCCCCTCTGCTATTCAACAAATGAGTCAATGTCGATGCGGGGCGACGATTGAATGTCACCACCACGAATGATGTGAACGATCCAGATTCAAGCCCCCAATCAACTTGTTCGATTCTATAAAGCCCAGACAAGCCCAAACCGCTGCATGAGATATCCACCCACTGTCCGGGCTTCCATCCTTCCACGAGCGCGAATGTGGCCGTTCCCGTTTGATTGTAGCCGTTATCAAACCCGTATTCGTTGAATGCAGCGGTTCCCGCACCACGGATCGTAAACGACCCAGACAAAATAGGCTTGTGCCGCTCCAAGAAGAACGCCGTTGCGACGCGACCGAGTTCCGCTTGGACATTCGTGCTACGGGTCGGGGCTTCAACCACATCGTCAAAACGCGGGGAAACCGGTCGCAGCGTATATCCGGAATCAACATAGTTTTGCACGCGGGTTGCTCCGGGCGTGTTGTCAATGGACGATGTGACAATCAACGCTTCTTTCGTGGTTCGATAGTCCCAATCAACTTTCAAGTCATATGGAAAAATGGTTGCTGCTTCGGTTGTCGTGTTTGGATTCTGCGTTCCCGATGTGATGATTTTATAAGGAGCGGTCGCATATGTTGGCACTGAAAGCGTGTCAACCAGCCGATAGTCAAGCCGACCGCGGGTGTCCACGAAATATCGGCGATCCCTGGAATCCATCCCGCTATACGCTTCAACCACGGAATCCAATGCGGCGCGCAATGTTCCGGCAGGGAATGCAATGCCCGCTTGGTTTGGTTTGCTTGAACCAGAAACTTGCGTTGTCGTGGTGGTCTTCAATAGCCGATTCAATGCATAGTCGTCGCTCTTGTTGGCCGCAACAACACCAAGCATTTTGTTGACGGCAGACGTTTCGCTCTCGTTGCCGTTGATGCCGATGCTTCCTTGATTTGACCCTGCGGCTGGCGTGACCGTGCGAGATCCGACTGGCTCGAATCGGATGTACGGCGCGTTCGGCGTGCTGAATGTTCCGAAGTTGGTCACCCTGCGGGACGCAAGGGTCACGTCAATCTGCGTTGCATTGACCACCCGCAAGTTCTGCCCGCTGAACACCACCGAGTCAATCAGTCGTTCCACCGCGTCCACGGTGTTCTTCACGCCGACCACCTTGATGGACTCTCCGCCCTTCAGACCGTGAGCATCGGCCAATGTCAATCGCACGACATTCGCCGTGCGAGACGTTGCCTTGGCCGCCGTTGTGATCTCAATATAGTCATATCCGTTGGCTGCGCTTCCCGATTGATTGAATGTGAATGTTTTGGATGAAGGCACCGTGGCGATGGTGCTGCTCACATTGAATGATGTGCCTTCGCCGCCAAGCACGCCTGTGATGGTGAATGGCATCCCGACCGAAAATCCGTGGTTCGCAGTCGTTCGGACGGTGACGATGTTTGACGCGCGCACGATGCCGTTGCGAGTCTCGCTGGCAATCCCCTTGTTTGAAACTTCTTTGCCGAATACGACGAGCCTATCAAGCACGGCATTCACATCGGCGACTTGAATGTTCGCTTGCGTTCCTTGGCCAGATCCGTTCAGATTTGCCGTCACCCCGCCAATCGTTCCAATGAAAAGCACATCCGAACCGTCGGATGCGGGCGATGTTCCGGTTGTTTTTGTGATCAATCGGATGCGGGCTTCGTCTGGCGCGAGCAAATACCATGGCCCTACGGAAGGGGTGATGTCTTGGTTGACGCTGAATTGCATCGTCGCCCCCGCGCCGTCCCCTGATGCGGCCATTTGAATCGAATCGGTCGGGACATAAAGCGCCGAACCTCTTGCAGATGAGCCGTAGTTGATCAAAGGGTTGAGCAAATCTTGTGATAGCGCGGCAATATAGTTGCCATCATCGTCGGTTGACGTTGCCGAACCAGCCGTCCCAGATGAAACGAATGTGAATGTGGTCGCGCTTGGGACGGTCGCAACCGTCCACGCCGCGTTCATTGAAGTTCCCGCCGATGATGTCAAACCTTCCAAGGCAATCACCGCGCCCGGAACGATGCCGTGATTTGATGCGGTCGTCACCGTCACCGTTCCAGAAGTACGAACGGCAGAAGCCACCGCGGGGCAGTCAACCCATAGTTGATACGGTGCGACCGCCACCTAAGAGTTCCTCGGCGATGTTCTAGTTTTCCCGCTATTGGCGGCTGCTCTGCCCAGTCTCTCGTCGGTCGTTCGCGCTACGATTTGACCGTCCAAATTGACCGAAGTGTTGATCGTATAATTTCCACCGATCCCATCCCGACCGTTTGCGCTTGTCACAGCCGCTGGTGTGACGGAGTTATTCCCCCCCATATTGAACGCCCCAAGAACCGCCCCACCAGCATTCCCAACGATTCCGGCGATTGCTTTGATCAGGAATCCAATTGGCGAATCCATGATTGCTTTGCCAAGATCCATGATGAATCCAATTGCGGTTGCGATTGCCCCGCCGATGTTGCCGATGATGGACAGCACGATTGAGAATGCGTTTCCGATTGCGCCGACCGCAACGGCCAGAGGTCCGGTTCCGTCGCCCCACAGCACGCCAATCAATTCAAACACTTTTCCGACGAGTTTCCCCACCCCGTCCATGAATGTTTTGAATGCCGGAACAAGGTTTTCCATAATTCCGCCAATGACTTTTCCGATCGAATCCGTGACACCGCCCGGAGCCGTGAGCGTCTGCACGAAACCGATGATTGCCGGAACCACGCTTCCGAAAATGAATTCCCCGATTTTGACAAAAACGGGGATCAGGTTGGCCGCGATTTCAACCGCCGTGGTGATGATGGTTTGAATCAACTTTTGATTTTCCGCGACGAATTTGGAAATCCCATCGGCTACTGCTTCAATGATTGGAAGCCCGCGTGTATAGAACACATCCAACAATTGATTGATGATCGGAAGGAACGCCGCGCCAACCGTTTCGCCCGCTTCACCGACGGCGATTTTGACCGCATCGATTGCGCCCGCCGTGGTGGTCGCGTATGTCTTGGCAGACCCAGCGAATTTCTTGTTCAATGCTTCGCGGACTTGCTGCCGCGTCGCATCTTTGTCCAATTCAATTCCGAATGTTTTCAATGCCCGGGTGTTGCCGTTGTATGCCTTGCCGATCAGCGATGTCGCCCGTTCCAATGAAATGCCCTTCGCCCGTGCAACATCCTGCGCGGCCGTGACCAACTTTTGCGCGCCCGCAAAATTCTTGGTGAATTGGGTCGCCGTTGCAAGGCTGTCGCGGATTTCGTCGTCGGTGAATGCCAATCGTTGACCCGCCTTGATCATCGCTTCGGTTTCTTCGATGTTTTTGTTGGTCAACATCCCGCGTGCTTTCAACACGGAATTCAATTTGGCTTGCGCGGCTTCATCCTCGATCGCGGCTTGCGTGAACTTGTAGAGCGCGGCGGTGGCTCCGGCGATTGCGCCGCCGATTGCGGCAATGCCGACCTTCAATCCGGTTTTGAGTATTCCGCCGACTTTGCTTGCAACCGTGCCAAGCCCAGAAACGGTCGCGGACAATCCGCGAATGGTTGCAGATGCCGCGTCTTTCGCGACAAATGCGAACGAAATTTGTGCGCTAGATGCCATTGATCACCTCGGCTTTGGGATCGTGATTTTGACTCGGCCGCGTTTCGGAATTCCTTTTTCAATAATACTCGCCAACGCGTTGCCAAACAATTGCCGAACTTTGTCCATGTTCTGCTCCACGGTGCGCGACACGAACGGGTTGCCCGGAATGCTCGCCACACGGTTGGCAAACGGTCGTGCTTTGCCGCCGATGCTCAATGCACCGGCGTTTTTTGGCTTGATCAAATAGGGGACATTTCGAACGCCGCTGGTGATAATCCATCGATAGTAAGCCCCGCGCGTGTCTGCGCGGCTCGCTCCGGGTCGAATGCCAACATAGGCTCCGGGCTTGTCGCGCATAACGGGCTTCGCCCAGATCGCACGGCGCAACCGACCCGTGCCGCCGCCACGCGCTCCAACGGCGGCTTGCTTGACGGGATTGACCATTGCTTTGGCCGTGTGAAGCGCGGCGGTGTTCAACGCTTTGTCAATCAATTTGTTGTTGAATCCGGCCGCAATCGCAAGCCCAAGGTCGTCAATGTCCTTGATGGTTTGCTTTGAAATTTCAAAATCAACCCGTGATTGAGCCGCCACGATTTCCGCCTTTCTGCGTGTTCAAATCTGCCGCAATCGTCCACCAGCGAATCACATCGCCGAATTCTGATTCAAGGATAGCGGATGGCAGCACGCCCCAGCGTTCGGCCAGAATCACGGCGACCACTTCGGCGGGAGGCTTCACGCCCGGTCGCCCGAGCGCGATCATTTGTGCCGCCCGCCTCACCCGTTTGGGACGGCGGTTTTGATTGCTCCCCACTTTTCAAGCAGTTGTGCGATGGCATCATCCGGCGCATCGGTTGGGTCACCCAACACATCATCAAATCCGACTTCTTCGCGAAAGTTGTGATCGACAACCAGCGAACGAATGGCGTTCACCCTATCTTCGGGCTTGTCTGATTCCAATTGCACGGCCAGACGGAACGGCACATGGAGCCGCATATCCGCCCACCATCCTTCAAATGGTGCAGCCAATTCAATTCGGATTTTCCGATCCGCTCGCAATTCCGTCATTCCAATCCTCCTTCTGCCCCCCGTGAACTTACGGGAGCGCGCTGATTGCGTTTTCCACAACGATTTTGATGGCTGATGCGCTGACCGGATCATACGCCAACCGACCCGTCACAGTCATTGTAGTCAAGCCATCTTCGCTTCCAGCGATAGGCACAACTTCGGTGACGATGATGGATGTGTTGATCGTTGCCGAGTAGGTTCCATCCGTCCAAGCCAACTTCACAAATTGCTGCTGACCCAACTTCTGGAACCATTTGGCGGATGCGTTTGCGTTGCTCTGAATCGTCATTGACAATTCCCCGCCGATTGCAGCCGATTCAGAATGCGTGCTGAAGGTCGTTGTTCCGGCCAAGTAGGCTTGTCGAACGATGCCCGTTTGCATCGTCAACGAGAAGTCCAACGCATACTGGAAGTCAGTGAACGTCCCCGTTGCCAAGGCGGTTCCGGTCGCGACATTCCAGAGTCTTCCCGAAAGGAACTTGCTTGTTGGCACGGCGGTCGCTGCCGCTGGATTCGTGGTCGTTTCTGCGACATTCTGCGCGAACAGCGTCGCGCTCAATGCGGTCAAGCCGCTTCGATCTGCCGTGATTGAAATTTCCGTCGGGAGGCAATAGTTGAGCAAGTACGCGTTGCCACCCGCGGCGGTTCCACCTTGCGCGTCCATCGAAATGAACGAATAGGATGTTGGCGAATTGCTTGCCGTTCCCATTGATGGCTGGAATGTCCAGTTGTACGGTACAGCCGTCCCCGTGATCGTTGGCGAAAATGCCATCCCGAGCCACACGGACATTTCATCAATAGACACGGCCGGAACGGACACGGACAATTCTGGTTCGTTTGATGTGAGCGTTGCCATCGTCGCAATGATTGGGTTGCGAATGGCTACGCTGCGCTCCTCGCCAATCTCAAAGGTCTTGCCAATTGTGATCAGCCCCGTAGGCTCAACCAAGAATTTTCTGCCGCCGGACGCGAACGAAGGCGATGTCCCCGCAGTTCCCTCTGCTTTGCCGACTAGTGCGCTGAATAGGATGTTCCCTGACGAGGCTGCTGGCACGATTGTTCTCCTTCGCTATGCGGATGCCGAGATCGGCTCGACCCCGATGATTTCCATTGTAGCGGTGACAGTCATGAACGATGCGTCTGCATACTCCGTCCCACCGTCAACGGTGGTTGATGTGACGGACGCTTGGGCGACCCCATCGGTTGAGTTTAGAAGCACGGCGGTGATAAGCGAGTCTCGCATCCACGCGCGCCAGACCGCAAGCCCCGCGAAATTTCTGGCGTATTCAACCTGTGGCAAATACAACACGGCGGAAACGGTCAACTCGGTTGTTCGGTTCGCCGCGCCGTATGAAACCGAATCGCTTCCAGGATACAGCACGACCGCGGGCGTTGCCCCCAATGATTCCGGCGGGTAGTCATAAACGACTTTTAGCGTCTGCCCCGATGGTGGGGTCAGATTGCGAAGGTGGTTTCCGATGGCGGCCAACACGGTCGCGTCGTTCACTAGATCGCCTCCCGTGGCGCACGATACGGTCGAACCATCAATTCGACATCTGGATCCAATCGGGAAAGCAGTCGCACGATCCCGCCTTCAGGTGACCCAGCAACTCCGAACGGAGTAGCCCGACGCGCATGCACGCGCACACTCTGGATCAATGCAGCGGCACGGATCGGTTCAGGGACGGCAGACCATCCCCGTGTCCCTACCACTTCAACACCTTGGGTCACCCCGACCGGAAGCGTGTTGGAACCGAATGAGGCGATCTGGATTGCCGTATATGGCCACCCTTGAAATGTGGTGTTTTGCTGCAATCGATAGTCCATGTTTGGGGTCAATGTTTTGGTCACCGTGCCAGAATTGTTTTCGTCGGTCTTGACGGTGGTGACCGAAACCCAATCACCGATGGGGAGGAACATATAGTCGTTGGCGGTGAACACAACGGTTCCGGCGACGGAATAGAAAAACCGCCCGCAATAATCGTCAACGGCGCGGGACACGGCTTCAATCACATTGTCAATTTCTGCGGAGTCTGGAACCAGCGTTGCCGTCCCAAGACCAAGCGCATTTTGGACTTCTGCTTGGGTGACATATCCGTTCACGATTGCCATTTGGTTTCTCCTTCTGGGCGGATGGGTTGCTCGGTGATTCTAGCGCGTCCAACGCGCATCAAGCGTCCCTTCCACACTTGCGATTTCATCGCGTGCGGCGACAACTGATTCCCACAACGGCACGGAAGCGACGGCGGCGGGATCGCCCGCATCGTGCCATCCCCGAACTCTCAACCACGGCATGTCCGAACCGTATCGGTTCAACAACATTGTCATTGGGGTTTCCTTCTCGCCCATTTTTGCAGCGTCAGAATGGGCGGCCGATGCCGCCTCCCGAAGCGCGTCCATATCGGCGAACGAATAGATCCCCACGCACACGGGAATTCGTGGGATCCCGCGAACCCAATGACCGCGTGCCGATGGCATATCCCAACGACGGGCTGGGGCGGCCGCAACGCCAACCCAATCGCCAGCCGACAGCGGTTGCGGTGGAATGAGCGTGTCCGCGAACACCACGGTCACACCGTCTCGATGATTCGTCTGCGCCAAATACGCGTCCAACGCCCCAACCGGACCATTGAATTTGTCCGTTCCGATGATGGCGTTCGACCACGGGATTTCATCTTTGATCGCACGAATCGAATGGTCGTGGACGACGATCGAAATGTCCGCTCCGGCGAACGCCCGACGATGCCATTCGTGGACGGGCAGACCGCCCGCCGTGACAAGCAATTTGTTCACGCCGCCAAGACGGGTCGCGCGACCAGCGGCCAGAATGACGACCGGCTTCACGGTCGCGATTCGTGATTCCATTCGGGTGTCAACCGATAGATCCACGTCTTCTCTGGAACGGACACGAATTGCGCCCCAGCGTCCAATGCCTTGACCCAGAATGTCCAGTCGTAGCCTTTCTGATTGTCCCACCCGCCAAGGTCGAGAATCAATTCGGTTCGCACGAATGCCGTGTGAGAAACGATGGACGATGTTCGCAATAAGTTCCCGTCAAATGGTCGGTTGTATAAGTCAAACGATTTGTCACCAACGACATCAGCGTATGAATAAACGATGTCAGCCCCCGCGCCGGAATAGTCAAACATCGTCGCCAGATGGTTCGGGAGCAGCAAATCGTCATCGTCCAAGATCTGCACCCATTTGGTTTCCACTTGCGACACGAGCAGATTCCGAACCCGCCAACCACCGACCCGTTGATAGTCAATGCCGATCAAATGATCAGATGGCGGCATTGTCTGGGATGCGACGGATTGAATCGCGTCTTCGCGTAGTCGCCCGCGGTCGGGCAGACTTGCCGTGATCACGGTCACATCGTTCACCGCTTCCCCCTTACGGCGGCACGCCGTTGTTCACGATTGATCGGCTTGATGCCTTCGGCCAATATGGTTTCCATTGATCCCAAGATTGGTCGCCAATGGGTCGCAAACACATTGTCGGTCTGATACGGTTCCGCGAATTTGATGGATGCGGCGCGGGCTTCTGCCAGCCGTGCCGTGTCACCCTTCAATGCATACGATTGTTCAAGCGCGTCAATGATGCCGTCAACCGATGGCAACTTCCAGAACGACGCTTGGAATTCGTCCCACTCTTTTTGACCGTCAACGATCCACCCGTGACCGACCAATTCCGGGGATGCCGTCCAATTCGTGACGATGACCGGAACGCCCGTGGCTTGGGCTTCAAGCGTTGGCACGCCGAAGCCTTCCCCGCGTGCGGTGGCCAGCAGCACATCGCTTGATCGAATCAATGCCGCGACCGTCTGCGCGGAAATGCCCATTCGATATTCAAATTGCGGAACGATGCGGACTTGCTTTTCTGGCGCGCCCACCGCTTTCAACAACCGATGGATGTTCACGCCACTGGCGATCCCGGACGCTTCGGTGTGAAGGTATAGGAACGCGTCGTCGTGTCGCCGTGCGAATTCCGACCACGCGGCCAGATTCTCCGGGAAGCACTTCCGAATAGGGGTGTTTCCCTTGTTAGCGGCATTCATCATCGTCACATGTGCATCCGCGGGGATCTGCATTTGCTCCCGCATCGTTTCGCCTTCTGGCTTGAAGATGTTCGGGTCGTATGAATGCGGCGCGTAGAATACGCGTTCGCGCGAAACGCCAGAATCAAGCAACGCTTGTTCGCCAAACTTCGACATCGCCAACGCCCATTTGCGACCCGGACGATTGAAGAATGCGGACACTTCCGGTGTCACGGGATTGTGGTCAATCGGTGTCCAACACAGCAACGGAACTTCGTCCCATTGCGGGGCTTTGAAAACCCAGACATCAAACAATGTGACCCCCAGCCCGCGATGCTGCTGATCGCCGATGTGGTTCGCAATCTGCGCGGGGTGAACATCGTTTGAATACGCGTCAATCCCTTGCGGTAATACGGGGACGGGCGGATTGCCCCAATTGATGATCGAACCCGCAAGCCCGTAATTTGCGAGGATTGCAACTTCGTGGCCGTCTGCAACCAAACGCGGAACGATTTCCGCGGTCTGCACGCCATATCCCGATCCCGTCCAAGGGGCATTGCTTGACCAAGCGATGCGGAGCGTCATTGCCTCACCCTCCAAATAAAAGTCCGAGCGTCACCCAAACGGGCGACGCTCGGACGATTCTACCTCAACCGAGGCGGATTGCCAATTATGAGTTGGCGGAAACGAGCACGCGACCCGCAAGTGTATCCGGCAGCGCCGAATCCACATGATAGATCGTTCGGATTCCGATGCTGTTGATCTCGAAGTAGCGTTCCTGCGAGGTTGCCACTTCAACACCACCCGCTTCTCGGATATAGAACGACGGCTCGTGGAGCAGTGCCACGGACTTGGATGCAGATGCAACCGCGGCCATGTGGACATTCTCCTTGACACGATATCCGAGCAGTGTCTCCGGCGCACCAGCCGCAACGGCTGGCTGCCAAATGAACTGTCCGTTCAGATCCTGGAGGCGGCGAACCTTGCTCGCTGCACCCGTTGAAATCTGCCACACCGTGTTGGCGTTCCTATACTTTGGCGAGAGTGCATAGATCACGCCCGCTAGGTCGAGCGCATCAAAGAAGGTCGCCGTGACCGTCCCTGACTTGGTTGCGGTCGTAAGCGCACCAGCCGTGGTCAGCGCGGACACGAAGCCCGTTGGCTGAACCGTTCCGGTTCCGAGCGTACACGCCGAACCCGCGAGATATGCGATCTGGTTGCCCGCCGCGCGGCCAACATATTCCACCAGATTGAAGCCAGCCGAATCAACCAACTCCCGTGACGCGAGCGTCAAGGTTGCCGCGGCGTATGCGCCGAGCGTGATGCTGGTGAAGACCGGATCCGAAGCCGAAATCGTTCCGCCCTGGGAAACGAAAGCCGCGCTTGGCGCGGTTCCCGCCATCACAGGCACGGTGATGTTTCGGATGTCGGTTGTGCGGATCTTGGACGCGCCTTCATAAACAGGGTTGCCTTCAACCAACTGCTCAACCACGAAATCAGCAAACGTCACAGGCGTTGTAGCCGTAGCCGTTGCGAGCGCGCGAAGTTCAAAATTCGCGGAACGCTTCTCGCCGTTGATGATGGCGCGGAGAACATCCGCATCATTGTTCAGCGGCTTTGCCGATGTGACTTCAAGATTTCCGACGATTGCGGCCAACTTCGTGGAACGCTCCTCGCCCTTCTTGATGTCGTTGATCTTTTCCAACTTTGCATCCATCTGCTCGTTGAGACGGTCATACTGCGCGCTTTCCTCTGCGGAAAGTTCGCGAGCCTCGTCAGCGGCGCGGGTGATAAGACCCTTCGCAGCCTCAAAGTCCGTCCGATATGCAGAATGGAGGCGGTTCATCAGTTCATTTGACACGATGATTCCCCTTTCGCTATTCGGTTTTTTATCAATCACCATCGCGGTGGTACTCGTCCGGCGGTGCTTTCGCCCTTTGCGGATCTGCCCTTGCGCTTCGGTTTTTTTAGTCTAGGGCGCGACGCGCCAATTCAATTTGGCGTTCGCGGATGCTTCGTGGTACGGCACGCGGAACGGTCACTTCGATTTCAATTTTCACGCCCGATTCCGATTCCACTTCTGCCGCTGGCTCGTCCATCGGATCAATCTCCGCAGCGGTTTCTTCGGTCGCTTCCGGATCTTCCGTTGGTTCGGCTTCGCCATCTGCCGCGTCGGATTCATCGTCTGCGATGACGGCGTTGACCGCATCGGCGATGACCTTCGCTTGGTCTGGATTCATATTTCCGGCGAGGAGCGCGACCACCGCTTCACGGAGCGCGGCCACATCAATCCCGCTATCGGATGCCAGCGACCGCACGGCGACCGTTGAAATGGTTCCGGGATAATACGGCGCAAGCCCCGTCAATGCGGAAACCTCGACCAACTTCACGTCACGCAATTCACGCACCCCTTCATCGTTCACCTTGTTTGCATTGGTTGAGAAAAAGCCGAACGACATCCCCAGCGACTTGCCCATCGTCTTGACAATTTCGGCAAGATCGCGATGGAATGAAATGTTCGGATTCAATGACACGCGTGCGCGCAGACCTTTGCCGTCATCATCAAGCGTTAGCGTGCCGGACTTGGTTGTTCCAAGCAAGAGTTCAGGGTTGTGGTCTTGATACGCTTTGACATCCCATTCGCCACGCTCTGCGGCGGCCAATGATCGGCGGAATGCTCCGGGCTTGATGACTTCTGGTGCAACGCCCGTGTCGGACGGCGAATCATACAGCGCGGCATATCCTTCAAACGTCATTCCCGTTTCGTCAACGGCGCGGAGTTCAACCGCAGCGGTTCGGAATTCGATTGCCATGTCATCCCCTTTGCTTCTCATTCGGTCGCCATTTTCATCAGCCGCGTCAATGATAGCCCCCGCCCATCGTTCGCCAGCATCTCCACCCCATAACGCCCACGCGATGCGACCAGCAGACGGGTAGCCGTCTTCTCCCGGACGGAAACCTTCCGCTTGCTTGTCAATCGTATGGCGCGCGAAATATGAATTCATCCGCACGACCGTTTCATACGGCAGACGCTTGCCGTTGGAAATATCACGGGCGCGGGCAACCCCAATGTCCGTTCCTCCGCGCCCGTATTCACGCCGCCATTCAAGTCCGCGCTCTGCCTCTGCCCGCATCGCCGCGGTCGGCTCATATCCGTTCGGATCAATCGCCCGTTCGTCTTCAAGCGCAATGTTCAGCGCGGTCAAATGGTCTTCGGCCAATGACTGCTCGTCCGCCGGATGGCATCCCCCAGGAACAATATCCTTGGAGCCGTCCGCATTGACCTTCACAACGGCAAACGCGCACCCGTTGAAATCGGGTTCGATGGCGTATGGCATCAAGGATCAACCTGAAAATCAAACACGGAAATCACCGCATCGGATGAGTCTGACACCGCCCACAAAATGTCTCCGTTTGCAATTTTGATGGGAACAATTGCGTTTTTGACAATTTCAAATCCCCCGCCTGCGGTGACCGATTCATCCCCGACATAAACGGTTTTGTTGTCGTTTGATTCAATTGTCAATTCGTGGGTGTTTTTGAGCGTTGCGGTTCCAATGGCAACAGCAGCCGTTCCGATGGTGATATGTCGTGAAGTGAATGTCATAGTTTTGCGATCCGTCTGGCTTCTGCCGGATCAACGCCCGCGTTGATCAGTACGGCATACACGTCGGCTTTCTGCTTGGCAGATGCCAACGCGGAATCGGATTGATTCAACGGTTGACGATATGCGTTGGCCGCCGCATCATCCACGGGCGCAAGGTCTTCCAGCCGTCTGATTTCTGCCACATTGATCCACCCTTCGGATAGCCCGATGCGATAGGCTTCAAACCGTTCGCGGGTTGATCCACGAAGCAACGCGTCCATGGACAATCGCGTGAACGCTTCTGGCCGCGGAATCAAAATCGACAGTGCGCGTTCGATCTTTTCCGCAAGCGGGCGCAGCGTGTACGACACGAATGACGCGTTCAATTCAACGACTGATGAATATGACATCGCGCCCGGAGTCGTGACGGCGAGGAGCGCGGGCGGTACGCGGAAGATGCGCGCGACTTCGTTGACGGTGAACTCCCGTGACGCGAGCAGTTGCGCGTCTTCCGGTCGGAATGACAATGCTTTGAACGTCGCTCCGCCGCTCAACACCCCGGGAGTGTGCGCGTTCACACCCGTGTGGTGGCGCAACCAACCGTCTTTCAATAACTTGGCTTGTTCGGCCGTCAGCGCGTCTGGCGTTTCAATGATTCCCGTAGGCGTGGAGCCGGTCGCAAAGAAGTTGGCGGCAGAATCATCAAGCGTCATTCCCAACGCAAGCGTGTTGCGGAGAGCCTCGATTGGATTGATGCCGCGGAGTTGTCCGGGCAGCGTGATCAACGGAATGTGCAAAATGGTGTCAGATCCAAAATCCACATTCTCCGCGCCGTTGCGGATCGTATAGAAAACCTCACGCCCGCGCTGGTGGATGGTGATAGTGCGGGGGTCAAGGACGCGAACTTCTAGCGGCTCGTTGGTGTCTGGGTCGCGCGGTGCAAACACGAAAGCGTTTCCGTTGACGTAAAGACTGACGGTGATTTGCGACAAAATTTCATTGATGCCAACATTCTGCCCCGGAATCGGGTTCGTCATCCACAACGGTTTGACACCGCCCGGACGATACGGGCGACGCTGGCCATTGTCGCGAATATAAGAATCAATTGGGAGTGTGGAGATCAAGTCGCTCAACAAGGTCACGCAAGCCCAAGCCGTGGACAATCCAAACACGGACTCTTCATCAACACGCTTGGCGGAGATTCCCGGAACGCGATCAAACGCTTGCGGAATCAACCCCAGACCATTCAAGTTGCGCGGTTGTAGATTTGTCCCCAATACGCGGCGAATGATGCTCACTTGTCACCCCTTGAATATCCGAATGCAATCAGCCCAATCCCGACCAGACCGATGATGATTGATGGATGCACCAAATATGCGGCCAACACTAGCAGACCGACACCCGCAATTTCTGCGATGGTTGAGATCATAGGCTATGGAACTCCACACTTCTTGCGGGCTTTGCCGCCTCGCTGGCATAATAGCGCGCCCGATCCAATGCCATCGTAGCAGCAACGGCGAGGTCAATCTTGCGTGCAGACCCGCGATGTTCCTTGACGATTCGAGGGCCGAACCGATCCGTTTTCACGGCGGCATTCTGGAAGTGCCGGACCATCGCGGCGGTCAAATGCGGCTCGCCGCCCCAATGGATTTCTTCTTGCGTGACCGCCTCAAAGTAGCGTTGACACGCTGCCACCATTCTTGAAGGACTCTGGGGGAAGTGAACCACGTTCAATCCGGCGTGTTCCAACGCTTCCAACGACCGCGACCATCTGAACGGATCTGCCGCCAATTCAATGATCTGGAATTTCTTCGCGATTTCCAGGATGGCGGCTTCAACTTCCCCAATGTCCACACGCCAATGCGGGTCATCAATTGGCCGTTCAAACAACAACAGCGGTTCAATGTGGCCGTCAAGGGTTGCCCCGACCAGCACGGTGCAGTCCCCATCGAATGAGCCGTCAAATGAAGCAACGATTGGTTCGCCCGGAATCAACCGTCGGTCGGTTTGCAATCGCTCGAACGATCCCGTTGGCAACCATGATGTTGAACGCGCGATCCATCGGTTCAACCGTTTCGTTTCATACTCGTCACGCGGCAATGACCGCGCTGCCGCCGTGAAATCTTCGGGGTCAAGGAAATCACCCCACGCCGGATTTGCCGCTTTTGCCGCTTCAACCGAATCCCATTCCAGACCGTCGGGCGCGGTGAACCAGCGGAAATAGAATTGCTCGTCTTGAATTTCCCCCGATTCAATGCGGCGACCGTATTGCCACAACTTGTAGCAGAGCGAATCTTGGCCGCGGGAATCGCTTTTGGATCCGGCCGTTGAAATGCCCAACACGAGCGGGTTTTTGCGTGTGCCGGAACCGAGGTTCACCGTTGCCCAGAGTCGGTCATCTGGTTGCACATGGACTTCATCGAATAGCACGGTTGAAAAGTTGTATCCTTCGGCGCGTGATGCTTCCGATGACAGCACGCGCAACACCGAACCCGTTTCCGCGTATTCGATCACATCCCGCAACACGTGCAATTTGCGCGACAACACGGGATCCAATTGCACCATCCGAGCGCATTCCCGGAAGATGATGCGCGCTTGGGCGCGGTCGCCCGCGACGATGGCGACCTCGGCTCCGATTTCCGTGAACAGCGAAAACAACGCGATGCCCGCGGCGAGCAGACTTTTGCCTTGCTTGCGCGGCATCAACAACAACCCGCGACGATATTTGCGGCGACCATCTTCGCGGTGCGCGAATATGTCGTTGAGAATCTCGCGTTGCCACGGCCGCAATTTGATCAATTCGCCAGCCGTGTCCCCCTTGGTCAGACGGCAAAATGATTCAATGAATGTCGCAACCGTTTCGCCTTCAGGCGCGACGGGCGGCACGAATGAGCGCGTCGAGTTTTGCCGTTGCCGAGTTTGCTTGGTCACCGATTTCCCCCTTCAATCCAACGCGCGATGATGGGGTCAACCCCAATTCCCGCGCATACTTCTTCACCGCATCGCCGTTTTCCCGGACGATCTGGTGCAACGGATTCTTCACGAATGTCCCTTCCCGTCCCCGAACCAGAGGTCCGGTCTTGGCCAACATCGTTTCCGCTTCCGTGTATCGGGTGAACGCTTCGCAATAGAGCCGAATCAAATCCCGATCCGCCGATGTCAACACGCCCGTGTGACCGAGCGCGTCGATCACCCGATCCCAGACGACCCGCACTTCTGGGCGCAAATCCGGCGGCGGGGTCAACGCCCCGCCCGCGGGGATCGGCTCCGCATAATTGATCACGGATGGCCGAGTTTCCCCAGCGAGGATCTTCAAACGCGTCGGCTTTGGTTGAGGTCCACGGGTTCCCATTGCCCAAGTCTAACGCTATGCCCGCGCTCGTTGCAGATCCCCGAATGTTGCGGTGCCTTGCTTTTTCTTGAATTGCGGGATGTTGTTGGCGACAATGCCGATCCGATTGGTGGGTGCGGTGATCGCCAAAATGTCGGACGCTTCTTGGTTGAAGTATCCCGCCGCTTCCAATGATTGCGCGTCGGGGAAAACCTCGGCGTGCCGGTCGTTCACCGTGTCAATCAAATGGTCTTCTTTGCCGCCCATCGAATACAGCCATCGGAAATTTGACGGGGCATTCCCAACGGCCAACCGTTTGAATCTGGACACTTCTTTCGTGTACGCGTAAAACATGACGGATGGGTGGGCGGCGGCAATCCGCATCCACGCCATCAAATAGTCGTCAGCGAAAAAATCACCCGCGTCGTGGATGCGAACATATGCGCCCGCTTTGACGAATCGTTTGACCTCGTCATTCATCGCGGCTTCCCACCCGACGAGATCATCCAACACAAATTTGAGGTTGCGGGCGTGTGCCGCTTTGACGGGCTTGAACCGGAATGTCCCATTCCTGGCGTAGCACAACGCCGCACATGCACCCGCTTGCGGGCAAGTGTGGATCGTTCGACCATCATCAAGTTTCGCGCCAAGCGCGGGGATCGTCCAATTCCATGCGCCGATTTCACGCAATTCGCGATTCTGCCGAAGTAGCCTTGTCATTCGCCCCCCGTGTTTGGAGCGCGCGGATCGCATCACAGCGTCCTCTTCCCCGATGGAATCGGGGCGCATCGTTCCCTATGCTTCGCGCGCGTCTGGCGTGGATTCTACCTTGATCGGATACGGTTGAGCAAGCGGCGCAACCTGTTGCCGCATTTGATCATCCAATGGCATCAAATAGCGGTGCTTGCCTTCCTTCACAACCGCAGTTGCGTTGGGGTCAAAATTCCGTCGCACGGCCGCCAATGAATTTTCCGATCCTTTCTGCACGACGCTTCGCGGGTGTCGGACACGACCGTGGATTTTGAAGTAGGTTGCTTTCCCCATTGTCCCCGTATAAATCCACCCGCCCGCTTTATAGATTCCCCCCGCGTGACCTTCTGCCGGATCTGCGAACGACACGACCAAACGGAGTCCAGGATAGGTTTTTTTGAGCATTCGCAACGCGATGGCGATGACACGGGACACGGGTGTTTTGTGTTTGGTCATTGCCACCCGAACCAATTCGCAACCCTCGAACAAGCCCAGACCATACGGCTTCAACAATTGCGGTGTTGCGCCACCGCCGAAAATCACCGTTCCGACGAACTTGTCATCCTCCCAAACGCCGAGGCACGACAATTTGAACGATGGCATTTGCCGCGAGTAGTGCCATTTTTCAACCGCGTATTTTGCCGCTTGTCTGGAACACCAATCAACGCGAAGGCTATGGCCGCCATTCATATCCGCACCCCGGACATTTGATTGGGTTTTTCTGATCAAGTTGCGATTGTTCGCCCACCGTGCCGATGTCAAACTTCGGTGCTTCGGCTCCGGTCGCATGTGCCAGATTGCCGAGCAGTTCAGCGACTTCGGATGATGACGGTGTGATCTCCGCCAATAGTTCGCCTAACCGTGCGGGATCTGCAAATGCCAAATCACCAAGCGGGTCATATGTCGCCAACACCAATCGTTCTTCGTCTTCGGTCAGTTCAACATATGACACGGGGATCATCGTTTCATCGCGTGCCAGCGCAAGTTCAACGCGCAGATGTCCATCAATCAGCCGTCCAGTTGTACGGTTGACGATAACGGGCGCGACGAATCCAACTTGATCAAGCACGGCGGCCAACGCTTCCCGTTGACCCGACGGATGCCCGCGCCAATTCGATGGATTGGCAAGCAATTGATCGGGCGACTCTTCGCCGGACGCGACGATGCGCGACCTAAACGCCTCTGGAAATCCTCCGTTTGTCATTGGCCGATCCTAGCACATCGCGGGGCGACGGTTCGTCCGAACCGACCCAATCCGAAAATCTGCCCAAAACCAAAAAACCCAACCGACCGCGCAAGGCATTGGGGGTCGGATATAGCAGCGGCACGCGTGCCAGATTCTGACCCCATACCCGTCGCCGCGTTCATTTTGTCCGTCGTGTTCTCCCGAAACGAC